TGCCGAGTACACGGCAGGCAAGCGTAAGACCAAATAGGCTGCGAGCCGATATTGGGAGTTATTCGCTGAGGAGTGCGCCGATGGATTTGGCAATTTACGTGATCGTGCTCTTTAGCATGGCCCTGGGTGTGGCACTCGGGTTTTCGATCAGCGGCTCGAAGGGGATGAGATGAGGATCCTGTGGAGCAGTAATGCGCCGTGGTGCGCCAGCGGGTATGGGGTGCAGAGCCGATATTTGCTGCGGCGGCTGTCGGAGACCTGCCAGGTGTGGTTCCAGGCGCTGCGGGGGGACGAGTACACGGTGATTGTCCACGAGAGTGACCTGGTCTCGCCGCCGGACGTGGTGATGCGGCTGGTGCGGCTGGGCGTGGGTGGGGCCGATGTGCCCTGGTGCGGCGTGGCAGGCTGGCCCATGATCCACCTGCACGGGCAGGACCAATTTTACGACGTGTGGGCATACCGGGCCGGTGGGGTGCAGTTTGGCGCGTATCCTCCCTATCACCAGGTTTACCGGCCGGACGCGCCGTTTGAGGTGGATTCGTTCGGGAGTGTCTATTTGCTGCCCGGGCAGGCGGTGCGGAACGGGGTGCCCGGGCTGGAGACCGCGGTGCTCGGGATCTGCGCGCATGTGCGCAGCCTAGGCTATTCGCTGTGGGTGGACCCGACGCTGCGCATTGAGCAGCCGACCGATTTATGGGAGGCCTAAATGCCGATTTATGAACCTGTGCTTGTCCTAAAGCCGGAGGTGGTGAACGTCGACCCGACGGCCCGGATCGACTCGTTCTGCAAGATCGAGGGTGGGATGGGGGTGCGGATCGGGCCGCATGTGCATATTTCGTCGTTCTGCCACATCAATGTGGGCGGTGGCGCGGTGCAGATTTTGGCCCACGTGGGGATTGCCAGCGGAGCCAGGATCTTGGGTGGTTCCAACAAACCGGCCGGGGCGAGCATGAGCGCAGCCAGCCCGGCGGCGATGCAGGTGGTGGAGCGGCGGCTGACCATGATTCTGCCGTGGGCCTTTGTGGGGGCCAATGCGGTGGTGATGCCCGGCGTCACCATCGGCGAGGGGGCGGTGGTCGGAGCCGGGGCCGTGGTGACCAAGGACGTGCCGGCGTGGGAGGTGTGGGCCGGGAATCCGGCACGCAAGATCCGGGACCGGCAGTTGTACACAGCGGGAGAGGAGACAGCCCGATGACCCTGAATGTGAGTGAGTTGGACGGCAGCCTGGGTGATTTTATGACCGCGGTCCGGGCGGCCTTTGTCAAGCAGTTCCCACCCAAGACCGATGCCCGCGGCATGGTCATGGACGAGTTTTGGATCCGCGACATCTTTGAGAGTTCGGTGATCGTCCACGACGAAGCCGGACGCCAGATGTACCGCGTCCCCTTCATGAAGGGGGAGAGCGGGATCACGTTCGAGGCGCGGGCGAAGTGGGAGAAGGTGAAACTCACCTACGCCAAGGAGATGGTCGGGGACAGCCTGGTCACCGAGTTTGCCGGGAAGCCGCCCGACGTGCCCACCCGCGCGGGTGTGAACGTGGCAGAACTGACGGAGGGTGATGACAATCCGTTCTTCCTGACCCTGGAGATCTCCAAGGTCGGCAGAGTCAGCCGGAACGGGTTGCTGCACGACGACGAACTGGCCAATACGTTGGTGGGCCAGATCAATGCCACCGCTGCCGAGGGCATCATGGGGCATATCAAGGAAACGGATCGCGCGACCGCGTACCCGGTCAGCGATGTGCACTGGCTGGGCGCGGTCCGCCAGGGCAGCAGCGTCTGGGCGAAGGGGTATCTGCCCAAGACCGCCACCGCGCAGCGCGAACATTTCCGTATCCTCAAGGCCACCAACGGCAGGGCGGCGACCAGCATCACCGGCCCCGCCGTGCGCGAGTTTGTCGACAAGAGCAAGGGCACCTGGCGAGCCAAAGACTTTCAACTGGAGCAGTTGGACCTGGCCCCCTACACGCGCGCGGCGCTGCCCCCGGAATCTGGTTTTACGATCACACGCGAGCTGGCCTATGCGCCGGACGCGCCAGAAGGAGTGCAAGAGATGGACCGAGAACAGATCATTGCCGAACTGACCGCCAAGGACATCCCGACGGCAGTCCGGGAACAGATTGTGCGCGATGCGACCGCGGGTCTCGTCGCCGAAAATGAAACGCTCAAGACCGCGGTGGCCGGGTTCCGGCAGCGGGAATTTGCGCGAGCCTTGGACGCCCAGATCGCCGAACTGGTCAACTGGACCGTGAGCGGCGACGAGGCCACCAAGAAGGTCAAGAACTTCAAGGACATGCTGCGCCGCCAGATCGTGGCCCAGTTGGGCGACGAGGAACAGGTCGAGCGCATCGCCGAAGTGGCGCAGGCGGTGTGGAGCGAGTTGGAGCCGATTGCCGAGGCTGTGCGCGATACGTTGGCCGGGCCGCCCGCGGTGGTCGGCGGACGGGGACGCGCGGGGGACACGCGCAAGCTGGACCTCAGCCCAGAAAACGTCGATCGCATCCGCGGCAAGTGGGGCGTCTAGGCCCCTGTACGCCCACGTGGTCTAGCGCCGGCGACGGCGCATAGGAGATAGGAGAGTTTCAGCATGGCAAATGAGATCACGGTCACAGCCGCCAACGTGCGCGCACTGACCGAAAACGGGGCGATCCTCCAGCGCTATATCGCCGGAGCCGCCATCACCATCGGCAATCTGGTCTATATCGCCAGTGACGGCGACGTGGAGCACGCCGACGGCAATGTCAGCCTGGCGGTCGGGATGGCGATCGGGATCGCCGTCGCCAGCTACGATGGCGAAACCAGCGTGGCGGCGGGCGACCCGGTGAGCGTCTGTGTGTTCGGCCCGGTCAGCGGCTACGCCAGCATGACCCCGGGCACCAACCTCTACGTCAGCGACACGGTGGGGCGCTTGTCGAGTGTCGCCGGCACCGTGTCGCGCGTGATTGGCTACGCCCGCAGCGCCGACGTCGTGTTCGTCCACCCGCAGCAGAATGTGACCTCCAGCTAACCGGACGGTCTGCGGACCGCACCCTGGCTGACTGAGGCTGGATTCAGAAGGAGAGTAACGAGATGGCAGAAATCAAGGGCGCGCTGAACCTGCTCAACAAGGCGCTGCCGACCGGATTGGATGGGACCCGCATCGCCCAGTGGATGATGCGCGACGGCATCACCTACGGCGAACTGGCCAATGAGATGGCCGTCGCCTTGGGCGCAGCCAACCAGGAGTTGATCGACAAGTGGGGCTGGTGCTTCTACCTCACGGACGAGATTGCGGTCGAATACCCGCACGGCGGGAGCGTGTCCGAAATGCCGGAGATCACCGACATGGACCGCCCCGAGCCGGTGCACGGGGAAACCATCGGCCACATGATCGACCTGCGGGCCTATGGCAGCGCCATCGGCGGCACGCGCCGCTTCTGGCGCGACGTGCGCAGCGCCAAGATTCGCTCGAGCGTGCGCACCATCGTCAACCAGGGCATCTGGCGCTTCGAGAAGAAGCTGCTGAACCGCTGGTTCAACGATGGAGAGAACACCATCGGGACCACGGGCTATGACGTGCCGTTCGTGGCCGGGACCGCGGGCAACGTGGATTTTGCGCCGCCTGCGTACAACGGGGAGGCGTTCGACACCAGCCACACCCACTACATGGGCTTCAACCTGAGCACCCCCAAGACCTTTGCGGACGTGCTCAACGGCATGGCGGAGAATCTCCAGGAGCATGGGCACGAACCGCCCTTCGACGCCCTGGTGAGCCGCGCCGACATCAGCACCTTTGCGGCGCTGACCAAGTTCGTGGAGATCATGGACATCGCCGGGTTCCTGGCGTTGGACCGAGGCGGCGCGACCAGCGGCAACCAGTATTTCCGCGTGGGCGACCGCGCCATGGGGCACTTTGGCGACTTCCAGAGCGACTACGGGCTGATCCGCCTGCGCGCGACCGCCCGCCTGGCGACCGGCTATGCCGGGTTGACCAAGAGCTATGGGCAGCTCGACGAGCGCAATGCGCTGGCCGTGCGCGTGCACCCGGACGAGGGCTTCGGCCTGTTCGTCGTGCCGCAGACCACGCCCAATGACGACACCCCCATCCAGCAGTTGGATGTGGAGTTTGAGTTTGGCGTGAGTGTGGGCGCGGACCGCACCAACGGCGTGGCCGCCCTGCTGGTGGCCGGTGGGGCCTGGGCCGACGCGACCATTAGCTAATCACCGATTCGGATCGGCCCCCGCGCGGCGGGAGGAGTGTTATGCACATCAACTGGACCGCCTATCAGTACCGAACCTATGACGGCTATGGGCGCTATAGCCAGCACATGATCCGGGCGCTGGAGCGGGCCGGGGTCAGCGTGACCCCTGTGATCCACGAACAAACGCAAGCGGCGGCCTGGCTGCGTACCCGCTGGGGGCTGGACCTCCAGCGGCTGACCGTGACCTGTATGCCGCCGTTTGCGCTCAGGGAGCTGCCTGCCGATGCGACCGGCGGCCTCTGGCTCCTGACCATGACGGAGGGGTCGGAGCTGCCCGACGGCTGGGCGGAGACCATCAACGACGCGGGCGTGAGCCGGGTCATTGTGCCCTGCGAACACAACGCGGCGGTGTTCCGGCGCGGCGGCGTGGTTGCGCCGGTGTCGGTCGTGCCCGGCGGGACGGACCCGGCGGAGTTCCCGCTTACGCCCAAGGTGCACAAGGCGGGCGACCCCTACACCTTTGTGGCCCTGGCCGACCGCGGCGCGCGCAAGGGCTGGGTCGAGGTGTGGGATGCGTTCTACCAGGCGTTTGGCACGCCCCAGGACACGCCCGATGTGCGCCTGATTATCAAGGCGCGGCCCGACGGCAATGAGCTGCTGGCGCGGGTGATTCAGGCCCAACACAGCACGCCCCAGCCGGACCTGCGCATCGACATCCGGCTGGACGATCTGCCCAGCCTGGCCGACCTGTTTGGTGAGGCCGACTGCTTTGTCATCCCCAGCCGCTCGGAGGGCTGGGGAATGCCGCACCGGGAGGCTGCAATGATGGGCCGCCCGGTCATCACCCAGCGGTACAGCGGGATGGACGATGGGCACACGGAAGAGTGGGCCATCGTCGTGCCGGGCGGACGGTTGGAACGCATCAACCTGCCGCTGGATAGCAACGTGGCCGGCGAGTGGCTGCGCGCCAACGTAGGCCAGGTGGCCGCGGCCATGCGCAACGCCTACCAGGCCCCGGAGACCGCGGCGGTGGCCGGGGCACGGGCCGCGGTCTGGCTGCGCCGGCATCAGACGTGGGACCATGCCGCGGCGCGGCTGGTTGAGTTGTTCAAGGAGGCCGGCGTATGGCGCTGAGCGCAGAGCAGTTGGCGGACATGCAGGGGGACCTGGGGATCACGGACGATGAGACCGTGTTCACCGACGACGAACTGAACCGGCTCTATACCCGGGCCGGGGAGGATTACAAGACCGCGGTCTACTACGGCTGGCAGCAGCTCATGGCGAACTCCGCCAAGTTCTTTACCTATTCCGCCGGACAGTCCAAGGTGGAGCGGGCGCAGATCTTCGAGCATGTCAAGGCCATGGTGGCTCACTGGAAGGACGAATCTGAGACCGGCGGCAACCAAATGCGGATGCTGGGGCTGAACGGCATCCCGACCCAACACAAGGAGACGCCGGACACCTACCGGCGGCGGTCCTTCTCGTGGAGGCGTGACTGATGACGCGCATCGACGCCTGGCTGGGGAACAGCTTCCCCTTGGGCGACTGGACCAACGACCACGATCTGGGGGTGGACAGCGCGGCGATCATTGCCGACAAGGCCACCCCCATCACCGTGATCCGGAGCGGGACGGCCCAGGCGGCGCAGACGGTGCGGCTGGAGGGATTGACGAGCGCCCGGCAGGTGCTGGGGGCCGACGGCAACACGACGCACACGATCAGCGCCATCGTCTTTGGCTACAAGGGACACCCAACGATCACCGACACCAGCCTGCAGCCCGGCGACCGCTTTGCGGTGGGCGGCGTGCTCTACGAGGTGATCATGCTGGTGCCCGGGCTGACCGACAGCCTCCAGGCGCTGTGTGAGGCAAAACGCTGATGGCCGGACTGACCTGGGACGCCCCGCCGGAGCAGGTGTTTGGTCAGATGGGCCGGGTCTATCGGGATGCCGTCACGCGCGGCGTGCGGGCCATCTGTGACCGCTATGCGCCGGAGATCGAAAACTGGATGATGGACAACGCCCGCTGGGAGGACCGCACGGGCGACGCCCGCCAGTCGCTCCGCGCGGCGGTGGAAGAGCTGACCAACGGCTATATCGAGCTTCTCCTGGCGCACGGCATGTTCTACGGCTGGTATCTGGAGGGCATCAACCCCAACACCATGACGCCCATGGCCAATGCAGGCCAGTGGGACATTATCAACCCGGCGCTGGACCACTTCGGCCCGCGCATCTGGGATGAGATCGTGAGGATGTTGCGATGAGCATCGTAGCAACGGTCAAGACGGTGCTGGAAGCGGATGCGACCCTGTTGGCCGCGGCAACCGGCGGCGTCTGGGACTTCGACGAGACCGGGCGCAAGGGCATCAACCGCACGGGGACGCCGACGGCCTTTGACGCCAATGGCATTCTCAAGCCGTGCCTGCTGGTACGCGGCCGGAGTCAGAACGTAGACCCGGCGCTACAGGATGACGCCAACCAGGTTACGGTCATCCGGGAGGTGTTCGAGGTCTGGATATACCAGGACACCGGCTATACCACGATCCGCACCCTGCGTGACCGGGTGTACCGGCTGCTCCATGCCAAGCCGCTGGCCGGGACCTACCGGGTGCAGTTCCAGGCCCACGTCCCCGAGGCGCGGGACCCGCTGCTCGACGCGAGTGTCGAGCGCAGTGACTATCTGGCCGTCTACAAGCGGTCTGTGTAACGCTCGCATGGCCCTTGCCATGCCGTGAAGAAGGAGAAATAACACCATGGGATTTGATGCGTTTGGCGCACCCCAGTTCGGCCTCAACGATGTGCAAGTGGCGACCTGGAACAGTGCCGGGAACTACGGCGACGAGGTCGACATTCCGTCGGCCCAAATGATGGGCGCGACCTTGCAGCAGGTCAGCGCGCAGTTGGAAGGCGATGATGCGGTGACGGCGTCGGCCTCGCGCGCCATCGGCGGGACGGTGCAGATTCGCTTTGGCTCGATCTCGCTGGCCGCACTCGAGGTGCTGGTGGGCAGCACGATCACCTCCAGCCTGAGCACCCCCAACGTGACCAAGAGCATGAAGATCGACGGCGGGCAGAACATGCCCTATTTCGGGATCTGCGGCAAGGCATTGGCGGAAGAGGGGGACGGCGACACCCATGTCTTTATCCCCAAGGCAAAGATCATGGGCGATTTCCAGATCGCCATGTTGGAGTATGGGCGATTTGCCATTCCCGAGGTCACCGCCCAGTACGTCAAGGACACCACCCACGGGCTGATCAAGATCATCGAACACGAGACCGCGGTGGCCGTGGCCATCCCGCCGCTCAATATCGCCAGCTAGGCGGCAACCTGGCCCGCTCGTCTGGGCGGGCTTTGCACTTATTCGAACGACGTAACGAGGAATGGGTGAGGGATTGATGAGCGAATCTGACGTGCGCCCGACCCCGGCGGCAGAGTTCCGGGCCATGCGCGAGCGGGGCATTCTCCATAAGCTGCCGTCGGGCCGGATCGTGCGGCTGCGCAATGTGCGCCCGGACCAGTTGCTGCGGGTCGGGAAAATCCCAGATGTGCTGGCCGCGCTGGCGCTCAAACACCTCTACGGCAAACTGTCCGACGAGGAGTTCTGGGCGTTTCTGGACCCCAAGGAGGCCGTCGACGATGCGCTGGCGGTGATCGACAGCCTGCGCGTGATCTGCACGGCGGCGCTGCTCGAGCCGCGCATCGTGGAGCCGCCGACCGGAGAGAACGAGATCGGGTTTGACGACCTGGATTTGGCCGACCAACGGGCCATCTACAATCTGGCGTTCCTGGAGAGTAACGCCCTCATCCGGTTTCGTATGCAACCGGAGCGAGATGTGGCGGCTGTGGCGGAACAGCCAGGGGACGGGGAGCCGTCCGTCGCGGCTGGTGGGGGTGCGTGACCCGCTGGCGGCCTACCTGCTGGACAGCGCCGTCGTGGCGCTGGGCACGGTGATCGAGAACGCGCTGGCGGAAACCATCGAAGTGGGGCCGCCCAACAAGCGCGAGCGGCGGCGTAAGTACACGTTGGCGCAGCTCCTAGACCCGGCGTTTCATCTGCCGGAGCCGGAGCGACCCCAGCGGGGCATCAGCGCCTTTAAGCAGTGGGCACGGCAGTCGGGAGGAGCGATCCAGATGGTGAGGGGGAAGAGCAAATGAACGGACGCAGCCCCGGCGGCGCGGAGAATACCGCCCGCGGCCGCATTACCATCGACACCAGCGACCTGAGCCGGGTCGAAGCGCGCACCCGGCAGACGGGTGCGGTCGTGGCCCGCAATCTGGGGCAGATCGACACCGGCGCACGCCAGGCCCAGCGCAGCATCCAGCAGATGGCCATGGGGTTGGACCGGGCTGGGCAGGTGCTGGGCGTGAGTCTGGGCGCGGCGGGTATCGCCGCCTTCGGGCGCTGGGCCATCCAGGCCAACGCCACGGCGACGGCCTACCGCCGCCAGGAGGTGGCCGCCCGCAACCTGGCCGGCAGCCAGGAGGAACTCAACGAACTGTTGGCGGCCTACGAACAGGCGACGGGCGGGGTGATCGGCAAGGCGCAGGCCATGGCCGACGTGACCCGGCTCCAGGCCGTGGGCTTTGGCGATTCGGCGGAGGAACTGACCAAGTTTGCCCGCGCCGCCCGCGGCATTTCGGTGGCCATGGGGTCCAGCCAGGACTACGTGATCGGGCAGCTTCAGTTGGCGATTGCCAATCAGAGCACCATGCGTCTCGACCAGTTGGGCCTCAGTGTGTCCGAGGTCAAGGAACGGATCGACCGGCTCAAGACCGCCAACCGCGGGCTGAGCGAAGAGATGGCCTATCAGCAGGCTATCCTGGAGATCGCCGAAGAGAAGTACGGCGCGCTGGCGGACTCGGTGGAAGCGCAGGCGACCGACGTGGAGCTGGCGAAAAAAGCCTGGGCGGACCTGGCAATCGAGTTTGGCAACGCCACCGCAGGCGCGCAGAACTTTATGGCCTCAGGGCTGACCGGCTGGCTCAAGGATGCCCAGCGGGACGCCAAGATTTTGGCGACGTTCCTAGGCCTGATCCGCGGGGACATGGCCGACGCCGGCGGGGCGGGGGTGGTGCCGGGGGGCCTCAGCCTGCGCACCAACGACGCCGGGGCACAGGCGATCCGCGACCAGGCGCTGCGGGCGATTGAGTTCACCGCCCAGCGGCTGGCGGAGGCGACCGACCCGGCGGAAGTCGCCCGGCTAAATGCGGAGATCGCCCGGCTGAATGACATCGTGGCCGCGGCCGCGGTGAGCGTGAGCGGGCTAGACAGCGCCGCACGCGCCGCCATCGGTACGTATGAGCGTGACCGCTACTTAGGCATCAACCAGGGCACGCCGGTCAACCTGGCGACCCCCTCCAATCCGGAGCTGGACGCGGCGCGCTTCGAATGGGCGCAGGACCGGGCGCAGATCGAAGCGGACGCGGGCCAGGCCGTCAACGAGGCGGCCCAACAGTATGGTCAACAGCGCGCCGAGACCATTGCGACCTATGAGCGCGAGATCGCCCGCGATGCCCAGGATTTTGCCCGCCAGCGTGCCCAGGCCGAAGCCCAGTACCAGGAGGCCGTGGTCGACGCCCGCGCGGACGCCGCCCGCCAGGAACTGGACCGGGCGGTGGAACTGGCGCGGGATGTGGCCGAAGCGCGGGCCCACTCCGCCGAACGGCTGGCGGAGTGGGAGCAGAGCCGCAACGAACGCATTGCGGAGATGCGCCAGGACAGCGCCGACCGGCTGGTGGATCTGGAAGAGGAGTATGCCCGCGACCGGGAAGAGGCAGCCAAGGACCATGACGAGCGGCTGCTGGACGCGGCGGGGCGATTGGATGCCCGCGCCATTGCGGAAGAGCAGCGGCGCTATGCCCGCGAACGGGAAGAGGCGGACGCGGCCCATGCGCAGGCGATTGAGGACGAAAAAGCGCGGCTGGACGAGCAGATCGGGGACGAGGAGTCTGCGCACCAGAAGCGGGTAGACGCCGAAGCCAAGGCGCTCCAGCGGCGGCTGGACGACCTGATCGACGCCCATGCGCGGGAGCGGGCCGAAGCCCAGTCCGCCCTGACCCAGCGGCTGGCGGACATGCAGGAAGACTTCACCGAGCGTAAGCAGATCGAAGACGAAGACCGGGCCTTGCGGCTGGCACGCATGGCGGAAGACCAGGCGCTGCAGCTCGCGCAGATGGACACGGCGCACCGGGACCGGATCGCGCAGATCCAGCGCCAGGCCGCAGACGAACTCGCCGAACTGGACCGGAGCTTCCTGGAAGAGCTGGACGCACTCGAGGTCCACAGTGAAAAATGGCTCAAGGAACAGGCGCGGCTGCAGGACGATTCGCTCAAGCTCTTCGAAAAGTGGTGGCAGGAGGTCAACGCCACGGTGACGGCCACCCCTGACCCCGGCAACAGCCCTACGGAGCAGCCGATCCGCGACCCCGGCCTGGCGCTGGACGGCGTGCCCGCCAAGATCGACGCCACGAATGTGATCCTGAGTGACATCCTGCGCGAGCTGCAGGGGACCGACCGCGCCGGGGTGGCTTCAGTCGCCGGAGTGGCCGGGTTGTTGCCGGCGGAGGCCGTGGTGCCGGGCGGGATCTACAACCGTGTGACGAGCGTGACGATTGCCTCCGGCGCGTTCCCGATCTACCCCGGGCCGGGCATGGATGAGCAGGCGATTGGCCGCGCCGTGGTGGGACACCTGGAGGAGATCCTAAACCGACTATGAGCACCTATCGCGCCAAGACGGCGCACGATGTGGCGTTGGGCAGCCTGACCGTGCTCGACCCCCAGCCGCGCAGCGAAGGGGTGAAGGCGACCCGGCGCAGCTATGCGGCCAACGGGGCCGTCTATGACGAGGGGCTGTATGTGGAGCTGGTCTGGGACTATTTGGCCGACGCCACGGCCTACCAGACGCTGCTGGCGGTGTTTGGCCTGAGCGCCAGCGTCGCCTATGCCGACGTGACGGTCTATGTGCGCAACCAGGTCTATGCGTTTACCCGCTATAACGGCATCGCCGTGCGGCCCGAACTCGGGGTCGACGGGGCCTGGAGCAGCTATTTCCCGCGCAACCTGACGATCCTGATCAAGCACCTGGAGGCGCTCGCATGACCCTGCGGCTCTTTGTCCTCCAGCCCGAGGTGCTCTTTCGGGCGCGGGTGAATATGAGCGGAACCATCACCTATCCCCTAGACACGCTGGTCTACGATGGCGTGACCGTGGGCAGCTACACCAGCCTGCGCGCGGGCATGACCGTGCTGTTGGGTAGCGCCGAAGGGCTGGACGACTATGGGCGCACGCGGCTGCGCACGACGCCGACCGCGACCGACCTGGAGGTGGGCCGCTGCAGCCGGGGCCGGGGCGACGGCGAACTGGACGTGGAGGACAACGCCTTTATCACCGTGCTCTGGGATTACCGGGTGTGGGCCAAACCCACGGCCTTTGTCAGCAACACCTGGTACATGGACAGCGACATCGCGGTGGGCACCTTTACGACCAACCCGCCGCCGGTGGCGAACACCGGGCCGCCCGCGATGGGCACAATTGACAGCGGGACGGGCAAGCTGCGCGTGCAGTTGCCTGCCAGCGGCACCAACAGTTCGTTTGCCATGGCCGATGGGGGGAGCATCAGCAGCTACTCCTGGGGGCTGCCCAGCGGGTGCAGTCTGGTCAGCGGCTATGTCCAGACCGACGACGTGGTGCAGATCGACTGCGATCCCGGGTTCTACTGGATCAGCCTCACGGTGGTCGACTCCAATGCGCAGTCGCATGTAGCGCGGGTGTGGGTCTATGCCCGCGACCCGGAAGACGATACGACCACCGAGTATTTCGGGTTTGAGCAGAGCATCCGGCCCCAAGGCCAGACGGCGACGGTGCGGCTGTGGGACGATTTCCCCGGCCCCAGCGAGGTGGCCGTATTGGCCCCGCCGCCGGGCACGCTCGTGGCGGTGATGGACGGAGAGATGAGCGGCCCGACCGACCGCAGCAATCTGCGTTTCTGGGGTTGGCACGACACGGACCCGCGCACGGCCCAGGCCACGCGCACCGGGCTGCTGCGTGAGACGACCCTGGAGTGCGTGGACGTGGCGGGACGGCTGGACCGGCTGCCCGGCTTTGGGGTAAGCGTCCTGTCGGACACATTCCGCAACACGACCGATGCGCCGACGATCAACTGGCATCACATGGTCAACCCGACGCTGGACAAATACATCCACTACCTGCTCCACTGGTACAGCACGGCGCTGGAGGTGGCCGACTGGACCAGCAGCGGGACGGGGACGACCTACGCAACCGCCAAGTTGGTCAGTTTCGGCAAGTCGCTCTGGGCACAGGCGGCAGAGGTGGCCGACAAGTTGGGAGGGTATCACGCGTTGACGTGCAACCGCTATGGGCAGATGGGGGTGACGGTGGAGCCGCTCCACCGCTCTTTTGCCTTTCGCCCATCCACGGTGACGGCCACCATCGACGAGGATGCCTGGTCTGAGCTGCGCTATACCGGCCAGCGGGGGCCGCGGCTGCACTGGCTGCGCGGGGCGGGGGTCATTGCCGACGACGACCCGGAGGTCGACGAGGACGGGCGGCCCGTGTTTGCCACGGTGTTTTGTGTTGCGCCCGGCGACGCCTATGGGCAGGGGGAGGCCGAAGAGGAGCTGAATGAACTGTTGGTGCTCAGCCAGGATGCGCTCAACAACACCATCGGGGAGCGGTATGCGCGGCGCAATGCGCCCTACGGCTGGGTCTCGGTGCGGCTGGCTGACGGCGATGACCGCGCCATCGATCCGGCGGCCCCGGCCTGGGTGTGGCTGACCGCGACCGAGGCGACCCGGCCCCAGTTGGGGACGTTGTGGAACAGCCAGCGGGGAATGGTGCGTGAGTTGAATGTGCGCATCGAAGGCACGCGCACCGGCGTGCGGCGTGACGTGGAGCTAGTCTGGGAGGCGGAAACGATCGGCGTACCGGCGCAGACGACCGTGCAATAACCATGGCGAAAGTTTCGAGCGGAACCAATTACGGGAATCTAGAGCCGCTGCGCCGGGCATTCATTCAGGCGTGGCCCAAACTGGAGCGGGCCAACTGGATTGTCGGCCGCGTGGGGCGCATCAACGCCGACGGCAGCGTGACGGTCGAGGCCGACCGCAGCGGGTGGATCTATGTGCGTGTGGGCACCGAAGGCCAGGAGGGGCCGGTCTCCGCCAAGAACGTGCTGGGCTACCTGCCGGCGGAGAATCTGCCGGTGCGAATGCGCCGGGACGGCACCATGCTCGTGGTCGAGGGGTTAGACTGGTCGGGCAACCGTTACGACGGGCAGGTGATCACCGCGGACCCCGGCGGTTCGGGCGACCCCAGCGATTTAGCGAATTACTTGCGGCGGGACGGCACGTACAGCCTAACCGGCGATCTGAGCGTCAATTCCGGCGTGACCATCGACGGGGTCGACCTCTCCGCGCATGTGCTCAACGCCAACGCCCACCACGACGCCGCCAGCGGGGGCGACGGCATCGACGTGACCGGGCAGTCGATTGCGGTCGATACCAGCGTGGTGCGCACCTCGCGCCAGATTGTCTCCGGCGACGGACTCACCGGCGGCGGCGACCTGAGCGCAGACCGCACGCTGGCCGTCGGGGCCGGGACGCTGATCACCGTCTCTGCCGATGCGGTGGGCATCACCGCCGGGGCCAACTATCAGTTTGTGGGCACGGGGGCCGGGACCGCGGCCAGTTGGATCGACCTGTCCACGCTGGCCGGGGATGGGTTGGCGCACAGTGCGGGCGTCTTGGCGGTGGGCGTCGCCAACACCGGGGCCACCGGCTTGACGGTCGAGGCCAACGCCGTGCGTCTGACCAGCAGCAGCGACCCAGGCGCGGCCGCGTCCATCCTGGCGACCAGTGCCGCGGGCAGCCTGCAACTGGACACCAATCTGCTCTATGTGGACGCCGACAGCAACGTCATCGGCATCAACCGCACGCCGGACGGGGGCGCGGCGCTGGATGTGATCAGCGCCAACAACAGCGACCACACGGTCAGGATTACGCAAAAGAGCGGGCAGACGGCGCGGCTGTGGCGTGTGGAGAACGCGGTCGGGCAGGAGCTGATCGTCCTGGACAGCCAGGGCAATTTGCAGAGCGGCAACCCGGGGTTTGTGAGCGGGCTGACCGGCTGGCAGATCAGCCACACCGGGGATGCCGAATTTAATAACGGCTGGTTCCGGGGCGAACTGCACGCCGCCACCTTTGTGGCGGACGAGATGCACGCCACCGGGGGCACGATTGTGGTGGCGACGGTGGGCAAGCTGCTCGAAGCTGCCGTGATTGACAGCGATTTGACCACCGTGGCGGAGTTGGAGATTGTCTCCGGCGGCGTGTTGGATACGCTGGACATCACCTCGACCGCGGGCGGCTGGACCGGCACGACCCTGGAGATCGCCGCGGTCGTCAACTACCTGGACCTGGAAGACCCGCCCAGCGGGCACTACAAGTATTTCTACGTCGGCGATGTCATCCGCACCAAGCCCGCGCCGGAATTGACCGGCAAGACCACCGATACCCTAGACGGAACCGGGCTGGACATCTACGACCTCTGGTTTACGGTGGTGGCGATCCAGGACATGACCACCCACTTCCGCTACTACGTCAAAAAGGAGAGCGGGACCGACACCACGCTGCCTGCCGGGGCCGCAGTGGTCTCGTTTGGGCAGGCAGGCGACGGGCGCATCCTTATTACCTCCGATCTCAACTATGCGCCCTATCTGGACGTGTTCACCGTGGGAAATGCGCCGTGGTCCGGCCTGAGCGGGGCGATCATTCCCCATGTGCGGCTGGGCAAGTTGACGGGGGTCGGTGTACCAGGTGCAGGGCCGGTCGGGGACGTGCATCAGTACGGCATGATCGCCGGGACCGACCTGAGCGATGCCGACAGCCCGTATCTGATCGCCAGCAACCTCCAGTTGGCCCTCAACCGGGTTGATGCGACCTGGAGCGACGGGACCAACCCGACCGCCAGCATCAGCAGCAGCGGGCGGGTGAAGTTCGGCACGGACATCGACAACGCGACCACGACCGGCTTCGATTTCAACCCGGCGACGGGCGTGCTGAACATCGGCAATGGTTCCTATCCCGCCGCCGTCAACGTGGTCGGCAACATCACGGTGACGGGCGGCAATGCGGCGACGACGACCTATGCCGACAGCGCGGCGAGTACGGCGCAGACGACGGCGCAGGGCTATAGCAATGCGCGGCGCCTGGTGAGCTGCACCGTGTTTATTACGCCCACGGGAGAGCGGGCCGTGGGCTGGCTGGCTGGCGCCGCGCGCTTTGGGGATGGGACGACCAAGAGCGTATCCAGTGGGTCGTACAGCTTCTCGGGTCCGGCCTATTACGCCTACCTGTATGTGGATGCCACAGCCTCCGCACCGCTGACTATGGACGGCACGACGGACATTACCACACTCGGGGCCAATCATGTGCTGATGGCGGTGATCCAGACCGGCAACGGCGTGTCCGTGCCCGCGTCCGTGTTTGGGGTGGCAACCGGGACAATTATCAGCGGCGCGCACATCTACACCGGCTCGATTACGACGGACAACATTGCGGCCAATACCATTACGGCGGCGAAGATCGTCGCGGGGGCCATTACTGCGGACAAGATCAGCGTCACCAACTTGGCCGCGGTCAACACCAGCACCGGCAATCTGACGGTGACAGGGACATTGAGCCTGGGCACGGCGGGCGCGGTCGCTAGTTCCGGCAAGACATGGAACAGCAATGACGCGGGTTACTTCCTGGGCTACTCCGGCGGCCAGTATGTACTGGAAGTTGGCGAGCGCGACGGGGCGTGTTTGGCGTGGAACGGCTCCAGCTTGACCCTGACTTTAAATGAGTCGCTCAACATCGTGCGGAGCAGCAGCGACTATGCCGCCATCGTGATGACCGGCAGCGGCGGCAATGCGTCGGTGCTGCGCCTGACTGCGACGGGGCTGGGCATTGGGAGTCACCTCTACGGCTATACCAACGGCGCATTCGATCTACTCCAGTGGCGCAACATCGGCAGTGTGGCAAGCAAGATCACCACAGCCTACATCACCAATCTAGGCGACAGCAGCACCGGACGCGCCACGAACCTCTATACCAGCAATGCCGACGTGACCACGTTGACCGGCGGCACGGCGGAAATGACCGGCCAGATTCAGGCCGCGCAGATCGGGGTGACTAGCGCGACGGCAGGTAGTTACTACAACCTGAGCACGACGCGCACGGCCATCGGCAGCGGCGGAACCAGTTACGGCAGCGGGTGGGGGCACTATTCGACGGGGGACAGCGAAAAGCTCCACTTCGTGCGGGCGGGGAATCTGGTTACTCTGTTCGGGTGGTGCAAAAAGTCCAGTGGGACATCGGCCACGATTTTGACCGGATTGCCCGGTGCGGTTATCGAAACGGTAGCGCCGGTGCGTTCCAGCATCGGCCCCGACCTGGGCGGCGGCGGTGATGTGATTAGCATCAGCACAACCGGCACAGTGACATTTGTCTATAACACATCGGGGCCGGGCACGCCGTCGAACGTGGATCTGATCATTAACGTGACGTATCAACACAACGGCTATAACACAGATTTGCTGTAGGAGCGACATGAGCAACGTAAAACCCCTTTCCCCGGCCCAGCGCAAGCGCATGGCAACGCTCAAGGCGGCGCATGATGCCGCCGAGCGGGAAATGCTGGACTTCGGGCAGTACCTGATGGAAGAGCACGAGATTCCGGCAACCGAGGAATGGCGGCTGGATTTGGCCGCGGGCGCATGGGTACGGGTGGAGAAGCCTGTGGTAAAGGAGAGTGAATAATGGGGCAAATTAGCGACCTGACTGCGCTCACCGCGCCGGCGACCGGAGATTTGCTGCTGGTGCGGGATGTGTCAGACCCGACCGACAAGGACAAGAAGATCGCCTTGTCCGAGTTCGGCGTGTTGGACCTGGCGGCGACATGGAACGCCAA